ATCTAGAGGCCTAGGATACCGCCCTTTCACGGCGAACACACCGGTTCGAATCCGGTACGGGACGCCATATTGAAACACATTACTAAGAGTCCAGGTTCAGAGCGTGGCATAGTGTGCTTCAATATGGGAAGTTAGCTCAGTTGGTAGAGCGTCGCCCTTACAAGGCGAATGTCGGCGGTTCGAGACCGTCACTTCCTACCAAACAATGCCAGCGAGACTTGGAAGTCAGAGAGGTCTTATACACCTTTTAGCGCCAGATTAGCGTTCTTGAGTGGGTTCGATTCCCACCGCTGGTACCAATATTAGTATAAGTATTATGGAAGTGTGGCAGAGTCCGGTTTATTGCACCTGTCTTGAAAACAGACGACGAGAAATTGTCCGTGGGTTCGAATCCTACCACTTCCGCCAACTAGGAGATTGTTATGAGTACAGAAGTAGATAAGTTTCATCATAGCAAAAGGCTTCATAAAGATGAAGTAGCAATTGAAAGACAAGTGCGTATTGCCAAAGATTATCATATGCATCAAAACACTAAATGGAAGTATTTAGAACAACCGCATCGTAATCATAAAAAGCACATATTAAACTGCGGAGATCCAAAATGTTATATGTGTGCTAATCCTCGTAAAGTATTCAAAGAAGAAACTATGCAGGAACGTAAGCACAAACAAGATAAATTTTATAGAGACAATGGAATAGATATAGAAGATGTATGAAGTAAGTTATAAAGATGTTGATGGTATTAATTATTGTGAAGAATTTGAAAATTTAGATTTAGCAATTTCTAGAAGTAAAGTATTGAATAAGTTTGTTATTATTAGTTTCGATGGTAATCAGTTAGTAGGCAAGTTTGGAGTAGACAGTGTAGAAAAAGGCTGTTTACCAAACGGCGATAACTATACTTGGAAGAAACGTAGAAAATAATGGCGGAGGGGAGAAACGGTTTACTCGTCAGTCTCATAAGCTGAAGACATCAGGTTCGATTCCTGTTCTCCGCAACCAATGCTTAGGTGCCAGAGTGGTCCAATGGAACGGTCTGCAAAACCGTAAAGCCGTCGGTTCAAATCCGACCCTAAGCTCCAGTATAAGCAGTAAATAGATTTAAGCCCAGGTGATGGAATTGGTATACGTGTTGGTCTTAGAAGCCAAATTTTGCGAGTTCGAGTCTCGCCCTGGGCACCAATAATGCGGGCGTAGCTCAGTTGGTAGAGCGTTACCTTGCCAAGGTAAATGTCGTCAGTTCGAATCTGATCGCCCGCTCCAATTAAGGCGGACCTGTAACCATATTCCGCCTCCGCTGACGCGAAAACAGGATGGGCTGCGCTCACGGGGTTTGTTAGGTTCCTGACACAACAATACCTAACACTAACAATCGGTCCTTAGCTCAGCGGAAGAGTTCTGGTCTTCGAAACCAGCTGTCGGCAGTTCGAATCTGTCAGGACCGGCCAATTAGGAGATATAACATGGAAATTAAATTTAAAAAATTTGAACCTGCTACACCTGTGGCAAAAGTTAAAGTCTCTGAATTGGTTCAGAGAGGTGGCGTTATTATCGAAGATCGAAGAGAATACGTTGAAGTGAAAAGACAACAGAGTATTGCTCATATTGATCAATATGGGCGTGTAGAATGGCGAGCAGAATAAAGTTGACTTTTATAGTTTACGACTATATACTAAGCTGTGGTCGTAAGCAAACTGGAAAAGCTCCCACTCGTTGGGTCGGGGATGGGCACAGGCAAAGCCAAGCTCTTGTAGGTTCGAAGCCTACCGACCACACCATATTTGGTTAAAAATGTTCTTGATAATACTTTGAACTTAATGTAATATATAGGTTCATTAGTTAAGTTCTTGAAAGGAAACAGAAATGAATTTGAAACTTAAAGCAGCGTTAATAACTGTAAGTGTAATACTAACCGGTTTCGTTACTGGGTTTGTAATGAGTTACTTGCCTAATTGGGCAGTGGCAGTGCTGGCACTCGCATTTGCTGGTTATCTCGTGTATACTTTAGCATTGGCACAGTTAAAGTGGGATCAGACTGTAGATGAAATAAATCAGAAGTATCAGAAGTAAAAAATTGGAGATATGGCTGAGAGGCTTAAGGCAGCGGTTTGCTAAACCGTCGTAGGGATTAAACTCTACCGTTGGTTCGAATCCAACTATCTCCGCCAATATAAAGGAAGAAAATGAGAGCTAATGCAAATTTTAAATTAAGTAAGTCTAGCAAGATGATGATGGCCAGTATGTTGCCTCCTAAGAGTCACGAATTTAAACGTGCAATGATTCAAGCAGAACTATCAGCAGCAGTTAGACCTAAATCTAGTAAGTCAGACCGTAATACACCAGATGTTGAGAGATAATTATGACACAACAACTAACCGAAGATCTTGTAAAATGCGGATGTGGTCGTAGTTCCAGTGGTTATTGTACTGGATTACACAATTTATCCGAAGCAGAATGGCAGGCAAAATTGCTTGAAGAATTTAAGGATGAGGAATAATGGCAGCTAAAAGTTTTAAACGTGATCCAATGAAAACCAAGACAGGTAAAGTACGTCTTGGTCCATTGAATATTAAACAATTAAATGAGATGCTTACTACTTGTCGTTCTAAGCATAAGATGAAAATACAAAGACGCATTAAAGAATTAGAAAAAGGAAATGTAAATGCAAGTTAAAGCAAGCCATATTTTAGTCCCTTCACTAACTGAAGCTCAAGCTATTCATAATAAATTATCAGCTGGTGAAAATTTTGAAGATTTAGCTAGAAATAACAGTAGTTGTCCAAGCGGCCGTAATGGAGGCGATTTAGGTATGTTTGGTCGAGGTATGATGGTTAAGCCATTTGAAGATGCCGCATTTGGTTTAGATGTAGGTGGCCTTAGCCATCCAGTTCAGACACAATTCGGATTTCATGTAATTAAACGTACTGCTTAAGATTTTTGCTGGCGTAGCACAACGGTAGTGCAACTGATTTGTAATCAGTAGGTTGAGGGTTCGATTCCTTTCGCCAGCACCATGAACCTCGCAGTCCCATCTGCGTTATTAATGGGGGTAGTTAGCTTCACCAAAACGCTAGGGCGCATACGATCAATGGCCTCAGGTCCCGCTTACATGGGAGCCCGGAAACATCGTAGGTGGGTAGCACACCTTGCCATAAGTAAATGTGATGGACAGAGTAACAGCTCAGTTAGGGGCTAGTGAGGACTAGTAGCCTAACACTAAATGCGGGTGTAGCTCAGTTGGTAGAGCGTCTGCCTTCCAAGCAGAATGTCGTCAGTTCGAACCTGATCACCCGCTCCAATTTTCGGGGTGTAGCTTAGTCTGGTTTAAAGCGCCTGCTTTGGGAGCAGGAGATCGTGAGTTCGAATCCCACTTCCCCGACCAGTTTGGTACTTTTATTATGAATATACATTACGATGACAATGGCTGGACAGTCTTTATCGACGAAGATATTAAAAAATTAAATATCGAACAAGCTCATCATGTTGCTAGATTGATTGTTAGTAATATGGTAGTAGTTTTTAAAAATCAAGATCTTTCACCTGAGGACGAATTAAAATTTTGTTCTATGATAGGTAAGTATCAATACTACCCGTCCGACGTAGATAGAATTAAACATATAAGAGTTAATGAAGGTATTCTCAGAGTAACTGCTAAGAAAAATGAGCATGGAGAGGAAGGACTATTTGGTCATAAGGCTGCATTAGATTGGCATGCTAATCAGGCTAGTAATTTAGAAAGAAAACCCTTGATATGGTTATACTCGAAACAAGGCAGCAAAGGTTCTAGAACTTCTTGGCTAAACAACATAATCAGTTATGAAAGTCTTCCAGAAGACGTTAAAAATAAGATTAACGACATAAAAGTTTATTGCGGCTATAAATCTGGCAGTTATTCGACTAGTAATTTTTTTAAAGAACACGTAGATAAAACAAACCCTATTTCTTTGGTACAAGTAAACAAAGAAGGAAAAAAGGGTTTATTTTTTCCATTCCTGCAAATTTTTGGATTTGAAAACTATTCCGATAACGAGTTTGAAGACATTATGAATGTTCTAAAAGATCATGTTATTAATGAAAAATTTATGTATCATCATGATTGGGATGATAACGATATTGTTATTTCTGAACAATGGTTAAGCATACATAAACGTTGGGATTTTGAAAATATGAAGGACAGAGTTCTTCATAGGATAGCATTTGATTATTCTAAAGTTTATAAATGAAAACAGTACAAATAGCAAACGTAGATATAGATATTCATAATGACAAAGTAGGTATAAGTTGTAGCGGCGGAGCAGACAGTAGTCTCTTGTTATACATTTTAATGAAACACATAGAATGTCCCTTACACATTTTTACTTGTGCTAATAAAAATAAAAGATACAGTAATCTTCCTGTTGTTAATAATGTAATATTGAAATGTATTGAGCTTACTGGTAACTCTAACGTGTTTCATCATGTTCATTACGTCGAAGAACAAACTTCTGAAAATTTTTATCTCTTCAGTCACTTTCGATTGATTAAAATTTTATACACAGGAATTACACGAAATCCTCCATTAGAAATTACAGAAACTTGGAATCAGCCTAACACAGAACACGTAGAGAGAGATCCTAATATTAACAGAGATTTTTATCATAGAAACAATACATTCTATACACCATTTCACCGAATAAATAAAAAAACAATCGCTAGTATATATAAAGAGTTAAACTTAGATGCACCCTTATATCCATTAACTCGTAGTTGTGAAAACATAGATTATACGCAAGGGCATTGTGGACAGTGTTGGTGGTGTAAAGAACGTGAGTGGGCGTTCGGCAGATTATAGGAAAAAATATGATAGGTGTTTATAGTTACGGTGAACCAATTGATCCAAATACTCCTTACGATCTTTTCTACACACTTAATTTACCTGTTTCTCCTTGGAAAAAAGATTTAGATTTACAAAGTGACATAGTTGATAAAATAGACTGGCACAGACCTTATAGAAATTGGTTAGTAGACACTGAGGATTACATTAGTAAAGAATTTCATGAATTTTGTTATAGTATTGGTTTAAAATTAACAACCAAACAATTATTTTTTGCTTGTAAAGAAGGGTACAAAGGATTTAGACATAGAGATGTCCATATCTATCCGCATTGGCACTGGGGCAATCCTTATAACTGTGCTGCTTTAAACTTCTTGTTAACACCCACAGCTGGTTGTTTAGATTTTTTGGATGTTAGGGAAGGTGGAGAGATTTTAGACACAGAATGTAATACACAATATGAAGTTGGTGTCGACCACGATCATACAAAAATTATAACAAGTTGGACAGGTCAAGATAATTTATCACCTACATTGGTAAGAACAGAAGCAGCACATCAAGCATCAAATCTACAAGGACCTGGTCCTCGAGTTACATTTACAGTAAGATTTCATTTAAACCCAATTTGGTGGATGGTTCGAGCAGCGTTTGAACCTTATTTCATTAGAGGTTATTGACAAATCGAAATTATGGTGCTATAATAGCACTATGAAATTAGATATACTACAATCAGATTTTGAACGTTGCGGGTTTAATCCTATTATTAAAACGCAAACATTTTCATTATTCAAATCCTTACCAAAAGTCAAAGGACTGTATAGTATTTGGCAAGAGGATACTTGTATATACGTAGGACAAGGCGGTGGTCGCGGAGGCATTAGAGCACGATTTGATCATCACCATAACAAAGCCTATGCCATTTTTGAAACTAACAAAGGTACCAGAAACGGTACACAAGATGGCGCAGGCTGGAAAGAAGGAAGAAGTAATGATTGGTGGACTCCAGAACATTGGACTGTAGAATATTTTGAATGCCCTAGAGCAGTACATCGTACTTATTTAGAAGGTGTGATGATGCTGGTACTGAATCCATTTTGTAATGATGAGTCTTTTGAAGATAGATTAATTTAAGAAAGGAGCGCACTATGCCTGCTGTGTTTTTAGTAAGCGATACGCATTTTGGCCACGCTGGTGTGTGCCGATTTTTGCGTGAAGATGGAACCAAACTTCGTCCATGGGACGATCCTAGCGAAATGGACGAGGAAATGATTAAGCGTTGGAATGAACGTGTTCGTCCAAACGACAAAGTTTATCACTTAGGTGATGTTGTGATCAACCGTAAGGCTATGAGCACATTGGCTCGTTTAAACGGAGACAAAGTGTTAATCCGTGGTAACCACGACATATTCCGTGACACAGAATATAATGAATATTTCCGAGAACTTCGTGCTTATCACGTTATGAACGGAATGATTTTGAGTCATATTCCTGTACACGAAGCAAGTTTAGGACGTTTTGGTGTAAACATACACGGACACTTACATGCTAGTCGTGTTAAAAAAGCACGTGGCATAAATGCCAAAACAGGAGAAGTTTTATACAGCGACGAAATCGATCCTCGTTATCATTGCGTCTGTGTGGAACAAACTGACTATACACCTATCTTATTCGAAGACGTTATTAAACGTATCGAAGCAGAAGGCGGTACAGTTGGATTTAAAAACGGAAACGGTCCAACAATGTAATATAAAATAGGCACTTCGGTGCCTATTTTTTTGACTTTATTTTCTACTGAAAGTAAAATACACTGTGGGCATAATCAATGTAGCGGATACTGTTACCTGAATAGGCCATGTTGGAATCTGTTGTCAGTAGTTTGATCCCCGTGCGAATATCGGGTGCTCCCGAGGGTCCAAGTTTTTTTCAACTGTTCCGAAAAGTTGTTGATGATACTTAGCTAGTATCTATAGTACAGCCTGGTAGGTCGCGAACACAGTCTTGTATGCCCACACTCTTTCCTAATTTCGATAAGTACAGATATGAACGAACCAAGTAAAAGCCCAGATCGATATTCTTTTCAAAAGCAAGGATATGTTAAGCGTCAGGAAGAAAAGGACGAACCTGTCAACGAAGATTATCTAGACTTTTTTGACAAGATTTTACAGGAACACAATCAAAAGTTTGATGATCCACAGAGCAGAATCAACAATATGGAATATGATCTCTTAACCACAGACTGGATACTGGAGAAAGTTCGTGCCAGTGAAACCTATGCTCAAAACTTATATGCCGCTATATGTAATAACGATTTTCAAAAACGCGATCTGTGGCCTTTACTTAAAGAAGAAACTTGGGGTGCTAGTTGGCGTTATGCTGGAGGCATTATTGCCGACATGCGTCAACAAGGTGACTACATCGATTGGTACTGTAGTGGCATGGGCGGACTCGCCGGTGGTTGGGACAAAGATGAAGAGACATTTTCAGAGTGGGCTGCACGTACTGGGTTCGTTTCCGAAAGTGTAGTCACTGACGAAATTCGAGATGACTTATTTAAATTAGGATGGTTAGTTGTAGATGATAAAAATGACACATAATCAAACTGTAAGAACATTACAGGTAATCAATCATATACTTGCTTTAGTAGGCATTGTATATGCTATCTATTTTAGTGAATACAGTTTATTATTTGTATCTGTTGTGACCTATTGGATTATAGGCGTGCTTGGTATTAATATTGGTTATCATAGACTGCTCAGTCATCGTAGTTTTAAAACACATTGGTTCTGGGAACAACTGTTTAGTCTTATCGGAGTTATCACTGTAGTAGGTAGTCCTCTAGCCTGGGTAGCTGTACATAGACAGCATCACAGATTAGCAGAGCGTCCTGGAGACCCACACAGCCCATACTTACTAGGAAATTTACGAGCTTGGTTCGGCATCTGGAACATGCCTAGATTAGATTTAAAACTAGTTAGAGACATGCGTGAAAATGCTTTTCAACGTGAACTACATAAAAAATATCTACTAGTAATTTTGATTTGGTTAGGAATTTTGTTTGCCTACGATCCTTTAATGATAATCTATGTATTCGCCATACCCGCATGTCTTTGTTTACATAGTACCAGTGCTATTATTGTTATAGCACATAGACATGGTTACAGACCTTATCCGGATGTTAAGGACCAAAGTCGTAACAGTTGGATTGCTAATCTTATCACACTAGGCGAAGGCTGGCATAATACACATCACGCTAAACCATATGCTTGGAACAATCAAGAACGTTGGTGGGAGTTTGATATACCTGCTTACATTATTAGATTGATCAAACAATGAAAAAATATGGATTTAATTTTTGGGTAGTATTTCTACCTTTTCACGTATGGGGATTAATTGCTCTGTGGGAATTACCTAATCACTGGATCAGCTTCTTAGTTATGTGGTTTGTTATTGGAGTTATAGGTAACGGCGTAGCAGCACATAGATACTTCGCTCACGGACAATTTGAAACTTACAAACCAATTAAATGGGTGTTAGGATTTTTATCTACTCTAGGTGCTATTGGTCCTGTTACGTTCTGGGTCATCCAACACAAAGCACATCATCTTAGAGCAGATAGGATCAACGATCCACATAGCCCTGTATACAACAGCTGGTTCTATGTTTTTTATGCTTGGACATTCCCCCAAGGCAATAACGAACAAGATTATTTAAAAGATCGTTATGCCAAAAGACTGGCAGTACAAATGCTACGTGATCCGTTTTATTTGTTCTTTCATAATAATCATTACAAAATAATTTTTACGTTTTGTATAATTCTTGCCTTAATTGATCCAGCATACTTTATGATGTACTGTTTGGCTTACTGTGTAGACTTCTTCAGATTAGGTGCTGTTAATTATTGGTGTCACAGAGCCGGATATAGAAACTTCGATACAGAAGATGCTACAACTAATAATTTTTGGTTAGGATGGTTGGGTATGGGGTTCGGATGGCACAATAATCATCATGCCCATCCAGGAAGATTAATCCTTCAACATCGTTGGTGGGAAATCGATATCGAAGGATATATCGGGTGGTTATTAAGTAAACGTTAAGCAGTTATTTTACTTACAAATGAATCTAACGATACAATATTATCGTTTTTTACTGGCGGTTCTATCGAAGTTTCTGGCCAATAAAGAGTATGTTGAATTTCTCTAGAATTTAGATTTTCTAATACCCTAGGTTTAATGTCATTATGAACAGTCGACCATTCTTCGAGCCACGTTGCGTAGGCTTCTTCGTTATGCCAATATATATGATATTCTACATAAGATCCGTCTTCAGTAGATTTCAAATCCATTTTAGACACATACGGATTAGAATCATATAAAAAACATTGTGTAAGTTTAAACCACCCAGGTGTGGCCCATAACTCTGCTTCTATTTGTGCTCCTGATTTTTCAAATACTGAAATAGTTTGAAACTCCATAGATACTCCTTTTTCTGCGTATATTTATTTTATAATGATATATACATTAAAATTAAAGGACCTGTATGAAAAAATTAGTGTTACTCACTGGAGGCAGTAAAGGCATAGGATTAGCAATAGCCGATAATCTAAAAGAGAATTATAATGTAGTTACTGTGTCAAGAGGTTCAACTAGCACTGAACAAGGTGATTTACTCGATCCTACTTTTCGAAATTATCTAGTAGAAAAATACACTCCGGATATTTTTATCAACAATGCTGCATCCTTGTATAAAGATCCACAAAGGATGTTAGAGATGAATGGACTTGTTCCTGTCGATCTTCTTTTAAAGTTTTATGAAAAAATGGACAACGGAATTATTATAAACATGGGCAGTCAAAGTTCTGAAAAACAAATAAGGCCTAAAGACGATTTGGCAACCAATGTGTATTCTTTAGGAAAAAGATTTTTAAAAGATGTATCGCTTAGTTTAAACTATTCTAAAAATAAACCCATTAAAGTAATGTGTCTAAGTCCTGCTGCTACACATACACCTATTCTCAGTTATATAACAAATTTTGAACCTAAAGCTGAAGACTATACAAACTATGATTGGAATAGTAGTATTGCTTGGACTAAGCCAGAAGAAATAGCTGGCATTGTTAGATATCTTATCGAACTTCCAGAATATATTTGTATATCTGAATTAGTAGTAGATAACCATTACTCCAATGCCGTATATTGGTAATCGAAAAAATATAATTCTGAACCAGCAGTTTCTCGGAAAAAATTAGTTTGACTATGTTCTTTAATTTTTTCTAATGCGTTTTCTTTAAAAGTGACATTATCGTATACGTAAAATATGTAGATATCATTATCGTACTGTGCGCTATGAGGAGTGAAAGCAGCATTAAACACTAGTATGCTTGTTCTTGCCTGTATAATAAGTTCTTCGTATTTTTTATTTTTAACGTATTCATTTAACAAATTATGATGACTATAATAATAAGGTAGATTGTCATCGTCTTTTGAAAATGGTTCGTAGAATTTGCATCTAATACCTTTATCATTAAAGGTTAATCTAACTGCTATAGTAAAAGTGTATCTAAGCTCATTGCTTACTCTGTGAGCATGAACAGGTAATTCATAACCTAATTGCTGGTGTCCAACTAGAACAGCGGCATTATCGCAATCCTTTATATAGTTGTTCGCTATTGCTTCACAGTCATAAGTTAATTGTGTTAATTTTCTATATAACCACGGAGCAGTATACATAGATGTTAAAACAGCTTGTTCAAAGGAATAAGCAAGTAATAAAGGAAAGCTCTTTTTAGCTACATTACTTATTGGGCGTCTAACAATATCAGAAGTACGCTCTTTAATAAATCTAGCAGCTTTTCCTGGTTTAGCATCAACGAATACATTTTCTCCTTTATATTCTTTCAATGAACCTAAAGGTAAAATATTTTTTACAAAATGATCTTTATGGTATGAAACAAGTGTCCAATCTATTAAATCATTTTTATCAGGGTAATCTGTGTAAGGAAACGGACTTACATAGTTGTGATCTTTACTAGTTAATCTTTGGTAATCAATATTTTCTTTTATATGAAATTCTTTAAATTTGTTCGTAATTTCTGTATATCGTTTTCTATTTTCATTAGCCCACTGATTATATGATTCTTCACTCCACCATATCACTCTCCATTCTGAAGTTAAAAAGTCATCAGATACGTGTTGTTCTATAGAAACTATGTAAGGAGAGTTTAAAAGTAAAGAATATAATTCAAGAAGTTCTTTTGGATATATTACTGTTGGGTTCGGTTCTTTAAAATTGTTTACATTATAAACTATATAATATTTGTCTATCATAATTTTTTTGGATATATAATAATATGCATTTATCTTATAGACCTTTATCAATAAACGATTGTGATCTACTTATAGACCTTTTAAAGAATCGACCATATTTGTTCAATGGTCACCATGATCCATCATGGCACAACAATATGCTAAATTTAGTTCCAAAATGGTTAAGCGATCCATTATGGTACTTTCCGGCTATTTGGAATAACGACGTCTTGATAGGAGCTATGTTAGCAAAAGAAAGTTCAGGAAATCCAAGCTGGAGTTTTGGCCACTGGGTATCAAAAGGCAACTTAATAACTACGCTTGCTTCGGAACAAGGTGTTCAAATATTACGTCTTGCCGACAAAGAAATATTCGATGAGATGGAGATTAAAAGAAAACTTAATAGGATATATGTTTCTTACAGATTTTATGATAATCAAAATCCAAATGTTAAAAACATAGGTATGAGTGATAGACTTTTCACCTGGATGACTAGAAATAATTATAGAGTGGCTAGGTATAAATTTTTTACAGACTGCATTGTAGATGCTGGTGAATCTCCTAAGTATGCTTATCAAAAAGAACTGTTAGGTAATACAGTATGGCCGTTTAAAACTGCTGTAAGAATTGGATTTTTAGTCGAATAGATCTGAGAAAGGTTTCCAAACTTCTCCTTCGTTCGATGTCATAACTAGATTGATATCGTGTCTTAGTGCTTCTACTTCAAATCTACTCCAAAACATTTTTCTCATAGGATGTTTTTGTGCTTCGTCGAATTTTTCTTTACTTTCCCATTCTGTTTGAATTTCCCAAGATTCGTCATCAAACTGTGTATCAACTGCTCGTATAAATCCAGGCATTTTAACACTATAATTTTTCATTAATTGTTCAAAAGGTAATCCTTGTGTGGTCACTATTCTAAATCTTTTCATTTTAGGTTCGGACATGCATTTAAGTTGATAATATCTTATGTACATAATAACTTTCAAAAAAATATTTAACCTTATTTTTCTAACTATAAATATTTTTAAGGAGAGTACTATGTACGCTAGAATAGCAAAGATTACTACAGAAAATTCAGATGATTGGGAATTAATTCCTAATTTTGTTCATGAACTTCGAACTAACAGTATGTATAGATTTATAATCGAAGATTTGATGGCTAGACCAGGATTTATAAAAAAAGAACATACTCTATGCGAAGACAATACAGGGCAAACATTTTTTAGTACTATAAATTTTGACACTAAAGAAAATTTTGATTCTTACATTAATGAAGAAGCAAATCAAAGTATATGGATATATTTAGAACTTACCGCACAACAAAAAGGTCTTATTATAACTATAGAAGACAAAGAAGTTTAATCGTCTAATAATAATCCAGCGTCTGGAGTGGTCGATATCGTTAAGGTTACTCTAGGAACTCTGGTCTCATCCATTACAATATCATGTCCTTCTGATATTCTTACAATAGCAGGAAAATCAAAAGGCATTCTATCTACTTCGTAATAATCTGTATTAGATGTTAGATAAAAAGGAGCTCCAGTAGGTAACACTAACCGCCGTGCTTTTACATTAGCATAAAATGTTGTAAAACTACCTTCAAAATTTAAAATAGGAATATTTACTCTACCTATACTATCTGTATAGTCTTTATGAGGAGCAGAGTCTTTATTCCTATATGTTACATAGATACTGGCATCGTCTGGAAATAAATCTAATTTTCGAAAAGATTCTGCTATTTCGGGAATACGATCTAAGAATCCAAACTTTTTTAAATTAATAAAAGGACCTCTAAACTTAGTCTTTTCAAGGAGACTAGTTTCTTTATAAAGAAAATCTAAAGTTTTCGTTCTTATTGTTTCTAAATTTTTTAAATCAATTCTTTTCCAAAAATATCCCATATTTTCCTATGCTTTTTTCTAATAAATTATCTAACTTTTTATCGTCCCATATAGCGTTTACTACTATTTGATAACTAAGTTTATTATAGAAATCCATTCCATATATGTGTGTACCATTACTCCAACAAAAACTATTCGTGGTGTCTGGAAGGTCGATATAGTTAGTCTGACCAGTTTCAATATGACTTACATAATATGTAGGTTTATCATTTTCATCATAAAGAGCTATTCTAAATTCAGTAGGACATTGCCATGCCCAAGTTTGTTCTCTGTGAGGAAGTACATCATTTTTAGGTTCTAGAATCATTATATTATTAAGAACTCGAATAGGAAAATGATCCATTATTTGAACTATAATATTTGAAAAAAACTTGTCTTTATATAATTTTTTTGTAAATGTTCCCTGAGCAGTTCTTCCTTGCCTGAAACCATTTTCATTAGAATATTGAGGAGTTTTAAGAGTTCCATTTACGTATAAATCGTGTATGTTAAAGTCAAGAGTAGCATTACAAGTGATATGAAGTCCATAAAATTCTACACGATTCCAACTGCTGTTTTCTCCTAGTGGGTGTTCTTCTGACGACCATGGTTCATCTTCACTGGGCAGTAATCTTTTAATTTCTATTTTTTCTCTATTCCATATTTCTTTAAATTTATCAATGTCATCTATTTTAAATTTAGGAATGTCTAGAGCAGACCAAGACAGATCTTTATATTTTTTTCCTAATGTTTCAAATCTCTCTTTATATTTTTCAGAAATAGGATCAGAAGGATGCCAGGAAGCACCAGTCCACTGATCACTAGATTGAAAACTTGGTCCTAATTTAGTCTTGCTAGGATTCATAAATTTATGATCATATTGATTAATCTTCGAAACTTCCCTAGCTTTTAATATCAATTGACTTTTATTTTCTATCATAAATCTAATTTGTAATTTAGTACGTTCTTGTACTTGTTGATACTTCTTGAAAAAAGCTCATCTGCTTTTTTGGTATGCGGAATGCCTGTGATACATAAAATCCACTTTTTACATCCGTTAAAATCTGAACCGTGTATTTGAGATCCATTACTCCAACAAAAACTATTAGTGTCATCTGGACAATCTATATAATTCACGTCTCTATGTTCTGTGTCTACTACATAAAGAGTTGGTCCAGGATTCTCATCATGAAGCATCACTCTAAATTCAGTCGGACAATTAAAGTACATACCTCTATCTCTGTGAGGTTTAATTTCTCGTGTACTTTGCCATATAAAAGTCGATAGCATGGTATGAATTGGAAAAAATTCTCGAACTTGTTCTAAAATTCTTTTCAATTGTTTATTATTTCCGGTATACAGTTTTCCGATAAACGAGTCTTGACTAATAGGGGATAGCTGTTTATTCTCATATAAATGTAGTCCTCTAAAAGAAGGAACATGATAACTACTACTTTTCCTCAAAGGATGTTGATCTTTGAGCCATGGTTCAGCAGCGTCTGGACGCACTCGTAGTACGTCTATGCTTTCTTCTTCCCAAATACTTTTAAATTCATCTATGTCTTCAAATTCAATTTTAGGAATATCCAATGGCAACCATCTTATGGGTCTGTACTTATCTCCCAACAGTTTCATTTTATCTATATACTCTTCAGATAAACTCCAATCAGTGTAATGATCTTTTTTAGAATTCTGTTCCTTTATAACAGTATCTATCACTCTGTCTATTAATATACGATCCACTTTATTTCCTAAAACAATATTTATTGAGTCTATTACCTAGCTATAAATATTTCAATGTCAACAGAGTTACTATTATTAACCAATGTGTCTAGCCCAATTTGGCAACGATCTATTGGCGCCTATCAGGTGGCTAGTCATGTGAGAAAGTTTGGAATACAAAGTCAAGTTATTGATTTTATTGATTTGTTTAAAATTGATGAACTAGAAGAAATTATAACATCTTTAATCAGTAACGAAACACTATCTATTGGAATAAGCACTACTTTCTTTAGTAATCGAGAAACTAAAGGAAAATTTATCAGCAGTAAAAGAAATTCAAATTTAATAATTTCCGAAAATTTAAGACAATTATTGTTAAAAATTAAAAAGAAATTTCCTAAGATAAAAATTATGGGCGGGGGAGCAAACAGTTATCTATTAGAAAATGATGATTTATTCGATGTTGTGTTCCATGGTTACAGCGAACAAAGTGTAGTAGAATGGTTATTAGAGTTAAAAGACAAAGTTCCAAAAAGAATTTATCTACAGAAAAATAAACAAATCATAATCGATGGAAAACTTGGAAAATTTGATATTAACAAATTGGATCATCGTTGGGATAAAAAAGACTTTGTACTCGAAGGCGAAACTCTGCCAATAGAAATAAGTCGAGGATGTATATTTAAATGTAATTTTTGTTCATATCCCCTTAATGGAAAAAAGAAATTCGATTATCTTAGAGATCCTGAACTGATCAAAGATGAACTAATCTATAACTACGAAAATTTCGGAACTACTAATTATTTTTTTACAGATGATACGTTTAATGATTCTACACTAAAATTAGAGCTATTACATAAAGCAATTACTAGTCTTCCTTTTAAAATTAAATTTGTTACCTATTTAAGACTAGATTTATTAAATGCTCACAAGGAGCAGATACCTCTGCTGAAAGAAATGGGGCTAGGATCTTCGTTCTTCGGAATAGAAACTTTAAATCACGAAAGCGGAAAATGTATTGGTAAAGGCATGAATCCTGAAACTGCCAAATCTTTTTTACTGGATTTATATTATAATCATTGGAACGAAGAAATACCATTTACTTGTAGTTTTATAATTGGACTACCAGGAGAAAATTTAGAATCAATAAATCAAACTTATTCGTGGTTAACTAATACGCCGTTTAATGGACTATGGTATCCTTTATATATTAAAACAAACGGACACTATAAAAGTGATTTTGATTTAAACTATTCGAACTATGGTTATAAATTAGATTCAAATAACGAATGGTACACAGACATTATGAATTATAAAGACGCTCTTTCTTTAGCTGAAGAATTTAATAGTGTTGGATTATATAATGAGAATACACCAAGTAGTTGGTTTTTATTTGGATTGTTAAGTTATGGATTTAACATCGACGAAATAAAGAATGTTAAAACAAAAGATTTTCATTGGCCTAGTATCTTATTAAAAAGATATAAGTTATTCAGACAGTATAAAGATCTTGTAATTAAAGAGATTCAAAGATAGAAATATTAGTTCTGCCGCCGAAACCAAAACTAGCTTTCATAAAAATTTTACTGTTTAGATTAGTTTGTCTTGTAATAATTCTAGGATCATCTGATAAAGGTTCTGTCAAATTATAATTACCTTGAACAAATCCATTTTTAACAGCTTCTAATCCATAAGCACTTTCGATTAAACCACAGGCACTCATAGTATGGCCTATGTATCCTTTGAATGCCACAATGGGTATATCTACATCAGTAAATGCTTTTTGGAAAACATCTATTTCTATATCGTCACCAATTAGTGTACTAGTAGCATGAGCATTAAAAAATGAAATATCATTCCTAGTAAGTTGCGATTGAGCTAATGCTTGATTAATAATTTTAAGTTGATTCTCACAAGTCTTATCATGAGCTGTTATGCTGGTTACTTTAGCACCGCTAGAGATGGCTCTTATTCTAGCCTTAGGTGTTAAATTATTTTTAATTAGTGTCTCTTCGTCACAAATAAACCAAATTGTTCCGCCTTCTCCCTGTAAAAAGCCATCTCTCTTTTTATCAAAAGGAGCACATGACCCACCGTTTAAAGTAGAGATAGCACTTGTACATTGCCAATGGTATTGCATCTTGGCCTCAATAGGCATATCGGCATTGCCAACAATAGCAGCAGACGTCTGACCTGTTTGGATTAACATTACAGCAAAATGAAGGTTGAACATACTACTAGTACAAGCACCGTTAAGACTAGTATTAATTCCTTCTAATTTTAATTTTCCAGCTACTAATGAACTTAATAGATCGTGATTACCTTGAAAGAGTCTGGTAGGACTGTATCTTGTTACACCTGAGTTGTAAGCAGCAACGAATTCATCTCTAACTTTAGATGCTGAAGTAAATGATCCAAAAATCACTGCCGAGTCTTTTGGAATGATTTCACCTATTGGGTATTTGTCAATTAAATCGTTACATAAATCTACTGTAAGTTTGTAAGTGGTGTAATCCTTTTCTACATAAGACATATGAAACCCTTTTTTACAAAGAACATTAGGCGCTTCATCTATATTGTATCTGAGAGGCTCGGTAGCTCCCGGTGTATTCGGCATCGTTAAAAAATTGTCTTGAACATTTACTCCAATACAATCCTTGACTAGATAATCTACAACATATACCGGTTTCATCATTTTTGTTTAATTCTTGTAGGATCTTGACTGTCAGTAATATAGCCTATTAAATCCTTCCAAACAAGAAGTTTAGCGACTTCATGATCATCTATAGTAGAACCGAATTCTTCTTCGACTTGTATAACAAGTTCCAAAATGTCAATGCTATCAATTTCTAAATTTTTCTTCTTGAGTTCAGCAAGCTCTTCGGGTAATCCTTCGATTTCTTTATTATCTAATAAACGTAGATCCTTAATATTCATATCAGCTGGTAGTGGATATGTTAACTCTAATTTTAAATATTCATTTATCATTTCGATAAATCGTTTTTCAATTTGTTCTTTAGTTAAAGGTGTCCAATTTTCGGCACTCATTCAATTCTCCTTTGCGTTATTTACAGTTAAACTCCTGCTATTGCTTTTAATTTGGCTTCAGCAACAATAATTTTGTCCACTTCAATTCGAGTATCGAACTCAAATAAATTTCTAGCATTTCTAATCAGTGTAGTATAGATATACAATTGATCGCCAGGGTAGACAACTTTCTTAAATTTTACTTGATCCGCTCCTGAAAATAAAATACCATGACCTTTAAAATATTTCATAATAGTTTCGGCATTATTCTCTACATACTTAAATGCTAAGATTGTACTAGCTTGAGCCATGGACTCGATCATCATAACTCCTGGCATGATATGATTTCCTGGAAAATGTCCTTGTATGTAGGGCTCATTTATAGAAACATTTTTAATAGCAGTTAAACTGTGAGTATCGTAATCTAATACCCTGTCTATCATAATAAATGGATACCGATGGGGTATCATAGACAAGATTTCTTGTATGTTAATAGAATTCATTACAAAATTATAAATTAGAAAACTTCTGAAGTCAATGCGTTTGATGAGTTACCAGAACTAAGTTTAGCCACTACATCATGATATTGATGATCGCTAGTTCCTTTCCACTTATCTTTCCAACTTATCACTGTCTGAATATCAGGATGATTAAAGATAGGACTTCTTTCTGCTATTTCATATCCGCATTGTTTTACACGTTGTTCTAAATTATAATTAGAAAATCTGTTAAACACATATACCTTGGTACTATTAGTTCCTAACTTTCCCGGAAAACCATGATTAGCTAATTTTTCCATGGTAGGATCAATTAAAAAACTCAACATAGATTCAGGAGTATAACTGAGTAAAAAAGGTGTACCTAGTATATTATGTTCCTTCCAAAAATTAAATTGACTATGTATAATTTCCTCTTCATCTAAGTACCATAAATTGTTTTTTTGATTTAATTTCATATGAGGAGGATCGTTACCTGTTAGCACTGTTCCATCTAACTGTTTAGCTAACCACATATTAGCAGGTATTTGCCAAGCAGCGCATTTCATCGAATTCGCTATTTCTAATAGTTGTCCGGATTTGACGAACCAATCATAATCAAGATCTACTACTGTGGGTTTAATATTCTTTGCCTCGCAGAATCTAAAAGCATACTTTGTTTCATGATAGTTATATTGAGTACTCATTATAATAACTTCTACAGGAATACCTAGATCTAATAAAGTGGCTAAAACAAACTCACTGTCTAATCCTCCACTGTAACATAATTGTAAAGGAGAAGTTCTTTGTTCGTAAATTAGCCCACAAATAATCTTTACTTCCTCCCAATAACTTAGTACTGGTCTAGATGGTGGGTCTATTTCCACACACCAAGTAGACCCATTACCTTTACTACGCATATAATTGTTATATAGCAAATCCATTTTTATGTAACCATTTTCTATAATGTATTTTAGATTCTTCTAGATTTGCAGTAGGGAATCTTACCATTTGTTCTGCTTGTGCCTTGTCTTGTGAAAAAGCATTTTCCCACATTTGAGAATTAACTCTGTAATTTTCATCAGAATCAGTTATGTCTTTATACTTCCAAACGGCCATTTGTGTATCTGTAAAACTGCGTGTAACAAACAAGGCATGGTCCTGCCATTCTATCATAGTGTATGGATAGATAGCGATCCAGCGAGCAATAACGTTCCCTTGTTCATCACTTACAGTCTGCATACTGCCCCAGTCAGCATAATCCCAATTTACATTTGCTTTACCTTCGATTCCTAACAAGTCATAAACTCCATTGTGTACTACAGGTATGTGATCAACATCTAGGAATATATCCATACTAAGTTTTGGATCAGCATTGACAAAATCTATTCTAAACTCGTCAAGACGAAGATTTTCAAAACTTAATTCTTTTAACATAGATAAATCGAGTTGATCTTGAAAAATTAAACCATTGTATTCATAAACAGATTTGGTGTGTAATTTTTGCTTGTTGCACATAGTACTGGCGCCAGAATCTTTGGGCAAGCCATCCATGTGCCATGACCATCCATGGTATTGACATCTTAATTCTGTTTGAGTTCCTGATATAATTCTACTATTTTGATGCGGGCAAATGTTGCTACCTAAACGGTAGTTTCCGTTTTCATTTATGAGAATTTTTTTATTTTCGAGAACTTCGATAGATTTAGCCTGACCAGGTTGTAAGTCTGTTTTGTGTCCTAAAAACATAAGATTCCTCCGGAAGTATTTACCTTAGCCTTGAATCTTGAGATAATTACATATAGATATGAAATTTAATTTACATTACAAAATATTCTATTTGATAGTGATAAGCAGTATTCCTTTAAGTATATGGATAACTGTGTCCGAATCATTGTGGCTATGGCTATTATTCACATTATTATGGTCTAAAATTGTTCATTTTTTATTTTTACAAATTGGATTACATAGATACTTTTCACATAACAGTTTTACTACAGGAAGAAAAAGACACGTATTCTTAGCCTTAGGTACGATCCTAACAGGACAAGGAAGCCCGATCACATGGAGTATTAATCATCTTTATCATCACAAACACAGCGATACTGACGAAGACATACATAGTCCTCAACATGGCTGGTTACACACTGTCCTTCTGTGGCCTTTAAAAGAAAAAAATATCGGAATTAGTCCTAAACATTTGGTTAGAGATAAACTCATTCTCTGGATACATAAGAATTATTTTTTAATTTGGATCATGCTATCTACCCTAGCTTATGTAATTGATTGGAAACTATTAGTATACGGATTACTGGCACCAGCAGGATGGAGTTTGCTACAAAGTAATGTGATAGGAAATTTATTTAATCATTTAAAAATTCCAGGATCTTATCAAAACTTTGACACTAAAGATCAAAGTTGGAATAATAAGTGGGTACAATTTTTTCAAGTAGGTGAAGGATTACATAATAATCATCATTATAACATGAAAATCTATAACCAGGCCATGATGAATGGCGAATACGATCCAGCAGCAGTAATTATAGAAAGGTACTTTATAAAATGATAGTAGGACATGGAGTAGACATAGTCGATTTAAAAAGATTTCGAATTATGAATAAAGAACGTTTAATGAAGATAGCTAAACGTATTTGTACTGATTTTGAATTAAATGAATTTAATAATCATAAATTAAAAAATGAGTACCTAGCTAAGATATGGGCAGGAAAAGAATCTATAGCTAAGGCTTTTGGTACTGGCATTCGAGGAGCTGTAACTTGGAAGCAGATACAAATACAGTCTAACGAGCTGGGTCGTCCTTTTGTTCAGTTTAAGGAAAGATTGTCTGGACCAATATGTCATCTTAGTTTTAGTCATGAACGAGATTATCTGATCGCTAGTGCCATTCTAGAAATTATATGATACACGCAAAAACATGGATTCCTGGTACAAATCAAGAATTAGATAACTTATTCGAAAATCTAAGACAAAACATTTATGACAGTCAACAGTACACACTTTGGTCAAACTATCATGTTGATCATTTTAAAAAGTGCTCGGCTCTGACTATTTCATTTGAAGATAATATTCCTTTATTTTGTGCTTCTATTTTAGAAAGAGATATATGGCCCAAAGGAGTTTACAGAATAATGAATAGATATTGGAGGATTGGGGGAGATCACGCCGTTCTTAAAACTCTAAGTACAGGCACAGGAATCTTAGTACAAAGTCAACTAGAGTGGGTACGATCTCAAAAAAACTTTCAACTAGCATTTATTAGTAGACAGTATGATCATTGGCAGAATTTTTCGATACGAGAATTCAGCAAAAACTTCAAAATTAATTTTCAAAGTGATAATTACTATTATTGCACATGCGAAACCTTAAATGACGATTCTTGTTGGCAAAAGATTATCTATGATGGAAATAGCAGCATTTTAGAATTTTGGAAGCGTCGATGAAAAACAAAAGCCTGTTCACTTTAATAATACCAATACACATATTATCTTTAAGCACTATATGGTTGTCAGAATTTTCCTGGGTAAACTTACTTTATTTGTTCTTAGGATATGTGGTTATCAGTGGGCTAGGTGTTGGAGTAGGCCTACATAGATGGGCTAGTCATAGATCAGTTAAATTGAACACCATAGCTAAACCTGTAGTTATCTATGCCAGTATAATGTCTTGTCAAGGACATCCTTATTGGTGGGCTGCTGTTCATCAAAGTCTACACCACAGATATACAGATACAGAAAAAGATATTCATAGTCCTGTAAACGGTAAGTGGAACAGTTTTATAGGATGGTTATTTAATCACGATACTGGCACATTAAATTATAGACACGTACTGCATTTAACTTCTGAGCCTTTGTTGAATTTCAGTCAAAAATATTATCTTCATATCATTTGGGGAAGTTGGTTACTATTTGGATTAGTAAATTTAGATGTTCTACTATGGGCTATAATAATACCAACCGCTATAGCATTACATCTAGAAGGATTAATTAATACATTCTGTCACGGGAATTACGGTTACAGAAATTTTGAAACCAACGACCAGTCTTGTAATGTTCCGATTCTAGGTTGGCTGGTTTGGGGTAATGGGTGGCATAACAATCATCATGCCAGACCTGGACATTTCGATTTTGGTAAAACTGTTAGTGGCAAAAACGAGTTTGATCCAACAACACTGTTTCTACCTTTGATCAAGCAGTATTAATTTTTTGGTAAATCAAAAAATATAAATCAAACAGTTTTGTAAAACTTTTTGGATCAATCGTATCTAAATCAATTTCGATTTGAAATTCATCTTCACAGGCTACAATGATTTCAGTTAAAGATAGACTATCTAGTTTTAAGTCGTCCTTAATGTAAGACTGTAAAGTTATCTCTTTGTCTTTTCTTACATATTTTTTGGTGATCTCTATCACTTGTGTTTCTATATTATTCATAGTACAATATTTATAAACCAATAAATAAACTATATTTTTTTATGGATATCAAAATGAATTTAACTTATAACGTAGAAGATATTTTTGAAGAAATAGACGGAGACCCAGACAACATACTTATGAAAATACCACAAGAAATTTTAGATCACAATGGTTGGAAGGAAGGCGATGTATTAACTATTACTGTCGAAGACGGTACCATCGTGATTATAAAGAATGGCTAAAAATAGTGAACTAATCGAATTTACTGGCAAAGTGATTGATGTACTACCTAACAGTACTTTTAAAGTGAAAGTAGACGACACTAACCACGAACTTATCTGTTACATGGGTGGCAGACTCAAACAACACAAAATAAAAATAATTTTGGGCGATAATGTCCGACTTGAAGTCAGTCCTTACGATCTTACCAAAGGTAGAATTACCTACAGATTGTAGTTGACATTTAAATTGGTTGATAGTATAATATATAAATTATAAACCAATTTGGAGTAAACATGGACTTTCCTGTACAAAAAGCACTAGAATTGGCTTGTGCTGCTCAGCGTTATAATAATTGCTATCAAAAAGAAAGTGAAACTTTATACACTGATGACGGTAAATCCATGGGTTACAAACATAGCAACAAAATTCTAATGTTGTGGACTTTGGATCAAGAAAGACGTGCTGGTGCCGATCCGCAATACTTGCCTCCTGTAATTACAACAAATGAATCTGATCGCTTATTAACTGAGGATATCAGAACGTACTATCGTCGTCTTATGTTTAGTGTACTGGCTCAACCTGATAATCAATTTCTTCAAGAAATTTTGAGCTTGCTTAATAAAGAAACAATGAACGAAAATAAACTAGGATTCATTGCTTGTTTGCCTAGTGTATATGAACGTGACCGTAAACGTAATGATGTTAACAAAGCCATAAGAGATTGTGAAAACAGTTATTTGGCCGATAAAGAAACTAAATTAATTGCTTTAAACGCAACCATAGTGGATTGTACACGTTCAAAAAACTTTGATGCCTACAATGTTCTTGCTATAATAGATAACAAGTTAGCAAGTTGGTTCAGTAAATTTCCAATTAGACAGAATAAGGTAGAGATAATTTCTGCTAAAGTAAAAGACAACAATCAAAATTGGCTTACTAAAAAAGCAGAAACAAGATTAAATTATGTAAAGGTAAAAAATGAAAATAGCAGTAACTAGTGATGTACATCTAGAATTTGGAGATCTAGACCTACACAATGATGAAAACGCCGATGTGCTGATCCTTGGTGGAGATATACTTGTGGCCGAAGATATTAAAAACTTCAGTTACGTGGACGAGCAGATTATGGCAGCTACTCCAAGTATGCTAGCTCGTGGAGAGCGTTATTACAACTTCTTAAAACGTTGTAGTGAAAGATTCCCACAGGTTATTCTAATCATGGGTAATCATGAACACTATCACGGTGACTATGCGGAATCTGCTAGTGTAATTCGTACTGTAGTTGGTGAAATGAGTAATGTTCATTTCTTAGACAAAGAGTGGCGTATCATTAATGGTGTGTTATTCTTTGGCGGCACACTATGGACTGATATGAACAACGAAGATCCGCAAACGCTACGTCAGATCGCCTACATGATGAACGACTACAGAGGAGTACAAAACTCTAATAAGACAGTTTCATATCGTGTACCTAGTCTTGATGAAAATAATCCGGATGGATTCAAGTTCAAAGAAAGACCTGCTACGTTTACTCCTGAGGATAGTGTAGAGGATCATAAAGAGTTTTTGAAAAAATTAGATGAAGTTCTTACTTTACATCCTGATCTAACTACTGTAGTATGCGGGCATCATGCTCCTAGTAAGGCTAGTACCCATCCTAGATACAAAACAGAATGGTTGATGAACGGTGCGTATAGCACTAACTTAGATAATTTTATTCTGGATCGTAGACAGATCAAGTTATGGACTCATGGTCATACACATGAAGATTTTGACTACATGATTGGAACTACTCGCATTGTCTGTAATCCTCGAGGCTATGATGGTTACGAAGAACGAGCAGACAATTTTAAATTAAAATACGTGGAGGTATAAAATGAAAGACCAATTAGTAAAAGCAGCTAAACTTCACTTCGAAAGTCATATTGAAAAACACCGTATGAATGTAGAAGTTATGTTAAACAATCCTATTGCTATTCATGATCATACAGATTGGATGACAGCTATGGAAAATGAAGTAGCTCAAATCGCTGAGTATGAAGATAAACTAGAAGTTTTACAAAAACACTTCGGAGCTTAATGTGTTAGACTGTTTAATACTAGGCGATAGTATTGCTAAGGGCATAAGCGACATTAGAAAAGAATGTGTGGCTTATGTCCAAAGCGGTATTAACAGCCAAAACTGGAATGACAAATTTGTTAAACAAATCAGACCTGCTCGAACTACAATTATAAGTTTAGGTAGTAATGATTATAAAAATCTTAACACTGAAATTGAATTAGTAGCATTGAGAAGTTTTGTTAATTCAGATAAAGTGTTTTGGATCGTGCCTGCTATTAAACCAGAAAAACAAGAACTTATTAAAAAAATTGCTAGACTTTACGGTGACACTTTTGTTATAATTCCAGAACTGTCTGCTGACAAAGTACACCCTACATATCAAGGATATAAGCAGTTAGGTACATTAACAAAATAATAAGGAGATCATGGATAATACAACAATAGAACAAGCAGCAGAAATGACTGCTGAAAATTTAAAAAACTTACTGCTACATCTAATCAGTGAGATACGTAGATTAGAATCAGAAAATGAACAACTCAGACAACAACTTGGAAAATGATGAACGTATTCCACACGTATTTCTTTTTATGTGGGATATGTATGGTTTAGAATTTTGTCAAGATGTTACAACTATAGAGAAACGTAATATGATTAAAGCATTAAAAGGAGAACAACTAGAACGTCCTTTTAATTTAAATGCTTTATTAATGCGAGCAAGAATAAACAGTCAACGTAATTATGAAATTTATACAATGACTGTAGAACAAGGTATTACAGAACAACAAGTTAAAGAATGGTTTGATTCTAATCCTCAAGAAGCTGTGGATCAAATTAGAGCTAGAGGTCGAGAACTATATAAAATTGGTTCTCACACAGAACAAGTTATTAAGTAAAAGGAAAAAATGAAAACATTTGACACATTTGAAAAGGTATCAGGAATGAGTTCCTGTATGAAACGTCCTATTGTTGTTCTTGCCAAACAGATTGACGATGAATTTAGAGTTAACACACTAGAAGGCAATTACAAACAAGGTAAGTCTGGTGACTATCTAATGCGTGGTATTGACGGTGAACTTTATATTTGCGATAAAGATATATTCGAAAAAACTTACGATTTTATAAAGGACGAAAATGCCTAATTTAATACCAATGGTAGTCGAACAAGAAGCACGTGGCGAACGTGCCTATGACATTTATAGTCGTCTTCTTAAAGATCGTATTGTGATGTTAGATACTGATGTTAACGAACATAGCGCCAGTATAATTGTGGCACAGCTATTATTTTTAGAAAGTCAAGGTAATGAAGACATTTCGTTTTTTATCAACAGTCCAGGAGGAGTGGTTACTGCTGGCATGGCTATTTACGATACAATGCAGTTCATTCGGCCTGACGTTGCCACAATCGTTATGGGGCAAGCTTGTAGTATGGGCAGTCTGCTTGCTTGTGCTGGTGCTCCTGGTAAACGTAAAATGCTCCCGAATGCAAGACATATGATTCATCAGCCCAGTGGCGGTGCTCGTGGGCAGGCTACGGATATGCAGATTCAAGTTGAAGAAATTTTGAAGATGAAAAAGAGCTTGACTGAAATATATGTCAAACATAATAGCAAAGGCAAGACTTATGAACAGTTGTTGGCTGACATGGAACGTGATAAGTTTATGTCAGCCGAGGAAGCATTGGAGTATGGTCTAGTCGACGAGATAATTACTAAACGTTAATTATGGGCTAATTTTCTTTAAACCAGGAACAAGATTGATAGACTGAAGTAAAGTATCAAATTGTTCCTCTCCATCCTTACCATAGTCTTTGGCGGGACCAATATAGTTAGCTTGAAGAGTGATAATATGTATTCCTTGAGATGACTCAATGGCTACATTAGTTTGTGTTTCTACAACTACTAGATGTTTTCCTGGTTTAACGTATGAATTTACTTCTACCACTGTATTACCAAGAGGAGTTTTTATACTAGATAACTGATCATTTTTAAGTTCGTATCCTAATGCTTTTTTTAACTCTTCTCCATAATCCTCAAGATTTCCATCTCTAAATATTTTTGTCATATCAATCCAATATATTCCATCGCGAGGCCGCTGGGCTATAGCTAAGGTCGAATTGTTGTATTGCCAACTTTGTATGACTTTATAACCAGTTCCTCTGGAATTTTCCCAAGTTTGTAGCTCATCAGCGAAACTACCAGGACTCTTTAATCCAAGTTTAGCTGTGAATACTGCTCCGCCCGTCCATTCTGTATAATCTTCCTTAACGTTGCCAAGTGCGTCTTCAACGGTCTTGCCATCAGCTCGTACACGATTACCCTGTCTTTTTGTATTTGCGTATGGGTCGTTAGGATCAGTATTTAATTCCCAATTTTTTGGAGCATCCAAAGCGTCTGTATTTCTTGAAGTAAAAGAAAACTTAGTTCTATTCTTACCAGTTAACTTGGCTGTATCGGATGAATTAGCAGCTCCCGCTGGTGTCATTATGTTATTATGAGCTTTTCTAGTGATAGGGCCGTATTTGCCGTCTGGAGCAACCTTAAGTTCTTTTTGTAGTTGGATAACAGCTGACTTAGTAGCTTGATCATATGTACCAGTTTCTGGTATACCTAATCGTTTTTGTAATTCTTTTACCTTAGGACCGGTTTGGCCTAAACTTAGAATACTGTTATCAGGTCTCATAACAGCTGGATCGTTTGGAGTTTTTGGCTTATTAGGATCCAGTGGAAGCACAGCTGGTGTTCCTGGGGCAGCTTCCCAAATTCTCCTAGTTTCTAACATTTTGGTACGAGGATTTAAATAGGGCAGACGATGCTGTATTTTACCCTGTTCTAGGTTGTCTAAATGATCTATAAGTTTACGTAAGTTTTCTGAGTTCATAATAGGCTCTAAACTAATATTTATTTTTTTTGTAAAAAATAAAAATAATTATGTACGTATATAATTGGCTAACATAGTCTGCTATAAATATGTGTAGGAGCAGACTATGGCCCGATATAAATTTGATTGGTCTTCTTTGGACCGATCCACATTATATAGTTTTATGTACGAAGCCCGAAAGGATATAGTAGGGAAAGAATTAACTATTGATCAAATACATAGAATACTATCAACTCAAGCAAAAAAATACCTTCCTATTAAAACTAAAATGATTAAAACTGCCGAACAAGAACACGGCATAATATATATTGGCGGTTGTTACTATGGTGATGATGACAAAAACAAATCACCGAGATTTGTAGAGATATGCTTCAGTTATTTTGTTTGGGATCATGTACTTAAAATTACAGATTATCGTTGGAAAAGAATCTGTAAGGTATTTGCTGATACTGTGTTACATGAAATAATACATATCAAGCAGTACAGAAGTAGACGCTGGAAAGATATTCCTGGCTACAAAAGCACTGCGCATTCTGGGCAGCAAAGAAAAAATCAAAATTACTACGGGCATCCAGACGAAATTGGAGCATACGCATTTAACATAGCCTGCGAGTTGTACGATAGATTTGGTTCGAATCACCAAGCTATTAAACGATATCTAGATTCAAATCGAGTTTTAAAACATAAGAGCAGCAGTTATCTTAGATATTTTAGAACATTTGACTATAATCATAACCATGCTGTGATCAAAAAACTTAAGAAAAAAGTAATACATTATCTTCCTTATACAGTAATTGGTAAACCATTTAAGACTTCAGAATACTTGACTTCATAAATCTATTCGTGTACAATTAGCGCATCATCAATTCACACAGTAAAATTATGTCAGATCCTTGTGATACAGTTATCCGTAGTTTGGAAAATCATCCTAGTCGTTTGAACAAGGAAGATATCATTCGAGTACAAGCAGAAGCGGGCAATAAGGAATTCTTTAAAGGAGTTCGATTAGCTCTCGATCCTATGATAACGTTTGGTGTAAAAAAAGTACCTAGTCACAGTGGTCCAGATGGTCAAGGACTGCCCTGGGAAGTATTTGAGGATCTGGCAGACAAATTATCGAACCGAGAACTTACCGGTCATGATGCCAAAGACGCTATCGAATTATGTCTTACTATTGCTAAGAAAAATGAATGGAACGATTGGTATCGTCGTATCCTAATTAAGGATCTACGTTGCGGTGTTAGTGATAAAACTGTTAACAAGGTAGTGGAGAAAAAATATGCAGATTACATTGTACCTACTTTCAGTTGCCAGCTTGCTCACGATAGTGCTAATC